TTTTATCTTTCATTCTTCATTTGTTTCTTCTTCTATTTATTGTGGGTACTTGTTCTCCTGCTAATGCACTATAACCACATGCGTCAACATAGTTATCTACGTTCTTAGGATTCTCAGTAGTCCTAGCAATCTTATATAATGTCATCATCATAGGTACTTCATGGGGGAAGATATCTACCCCCAAGTATGTACTCCATAAATCTGCTACCACTTCAAAATTTTTACTAGCATCACCATGTTCTTTCTGTCTATCAGATGAAACAAGTTTGTCTGCTTGTTGAAGAATACTAGACCTATTGTATTTACTCATTATTACTCTCCCTTTGTATTACTTCAAGATGATTAACAAGCATATCCAAACCATCACACACACCTTTATACTCTGCTTGTGTTTGGCTATCGTTAACCCATTCATCATCATCTTTAATATCTATTACTATATTTTTTATTCGTTCTAGTGTTATAAATTTCTTTTCTTTTGGGTGGTTATCCCAATAGTCTTGTTCAGCTTCTTTATCTCTATCTCTACTCATCATTACCTCCCTGTAAAGTATATAATTCCACACCTTTACCACATTGTAAAGCATTATTATTACAAACTTCTACTGCTTGTTGTGATGTTGCACCCATACCTAATGCACCTAGAGCCATATCCTTTGCATCTCCAAAGGCACAAGGTGGGTCTCGTTTGATAAGTTTGTTGTAATGAAGTTCATATAATCCGTCTGCTTTTACCACAACAAGTTGTGCCATGCCATGTGGGATAGTAGGCACAGGTTCTTGCATACCTTTTAAATACCAATCGGATAATTGTTTTATGTACGACAACAATCCTACCCCACTAACTATACACACTTCATTATCTTTGTTCTTACTATACCAAGCCTTAGATGACTCCCATTTCTGAGAGCCATCATTAGCCATTCTGTCAGTAGCAAGAGTCTTTCCATCCCATACTATTACAGTCATCTTTTACTTACCTCCTCTAGCGTGATGTTCTTATCACCCCAACTGTAATGATATCTCTCCTGCTTTTTTTCATCATGCCCTTCACTTTTAAAGACATTAAATCTTCTTCGCAGTTCAATAGATAAATCACCAAGTATTTTGTCAACACTTTTAATCACATCATTTGAAGTAGGTATCTCTTGTTGGTAGTACCCAGTATGAGGTGTCATACAAAACCCTATCAACAATTCTCGTGGGAACACATTGTCTTTCATTGATTTTTCAAGAAGTTTTATCCAAGATTCTGATGACCAATCAGGTTGTTTCCAATGGTATCTACCATTTGATTCTTGTCTTGCTGACCACACCTCATTAACGAATGGGTCTAAAGCACGAACCTTTGCTCTTGCTTTAATACCTTTCTTGAACCTAGCCAATGTCTGTCTCCATATCTTGCGTTCTTTAGGTTTCTCAATAAACCTATCAGTTGCTCTGCGATTAAGACACTCGCCAGTAATCATATTGAACTTCAACCCTTGATAGTATGCAGGTTGAGTTCTCATATCATATCTTCTATCCATTAATATCTCGTGATGAGCGACACGATACAATCCTTTCTTATGTCTTGCAATATCAAACGGAAACCAATTATGTATAGAAGAAACAATAGATTGTGAGTTGTGCCACACTTCTTCAGGTGTAGCAACAAACTCCACTATGTTGTCAGGTGTTATTCGCATGAAAGGTTTACTTCCGTACCCTTCCATGTTGACAACATAACTTACGACACCATGTTTGTCTGTGTCTTTAAATATTCTAAAGGCAGAAGATAGTCTCCTGCCCTGAGATGGTTTGCGACCCTTAGCAAAGAAGTCTGCTAATTCTTCGTATGTCTTATATCTTTTCATCATATTTACCTCTACTTTCTTGTTAGTTTGTTAAATGCGATTGTTGAAGTCATACTGTTTAAGTCTAAGCCAAGTTCTTCTCCTGTCTTAGTCTTAGGTCTTTCAACAATTTTCTTGTGTCGTTCTTTAGCATCTTCAGGTAGCAATTCCCATAATGGTTTCCATGCTTTCAACGCAGGTGCTAGTGTAGAATAAGCATTCATTACTTTGTTTACATTCTCTATAAAATCATTACGCTTTTTATGGATATCAAAGATACCTTTGGTGTATACTTTGAATGGTTCTTTAAGCCACTCAAACTTTGGACTGCCAAACACCACGTTACCTTCATTACCAAAGCGTATTGCCATACCTGACTTGTTGTTTTCAGGGTGAGTAGAAAACCCTCCTGCATCAGGTGGGGGAAAAGGTAGTTTCTTATTAAGTTTCAAAGGTAATGCTCTGCCTTTTACTTTCCACATTTCTATGTTAGTAGTATCAGATGTCCATTGTTCACTTGGTGCGTTTATAAACCCTTCCAATTTAATAACATCTATCTTGTTAAAGTACCAATCAGGTAAAGCATTCATCTTTGCCTGAGTTTCAGGTGAGAATAAACTGTCATATATTTTCTTACCCCAATCTTTCGGTACATTTTCTTGTGCATTTTTGATACCCTCAGCAAACATATCACTTGCATTACTGATAATATCATCTTTTAACTGTTGGCTAAATCTTACTGTTGCCATAGTTAACCTTCCTTTCTTTGTTAATTATTATTCCATTTTTTTAAAGTATCTTTAGCATGGTCATGACACATGACACCTAGTTTACTCTTGATGAAATCCAATGCTTGTTCGTTTGTCATACCTTTGTCATTAAGACAATCAGCTAACATCTCTTCGGTTCTCATCATTAGTGACTTTAGCTTACCCACTCTTACCTCCTTTCTCCTTTCTAAGTTTATTAATTTCTTCAGTAGTAATACCACCATGTATTTTAGTAGTTTCTACTGCCTCTTCAAATGTATCGCCAAAGTGTTCCATGAAATACTTAGCCATATCATAGCCAGTAAGTTGAACATCCTTGCCTTTGTATATTTTAGCCATTGACACCCTCCATGTAAACGATTTCACCCCAAGGTGCTTTACCTTTCTCATTAGATACCCACAAGACTGGGTAGTTAGGTTCAACACCGAAGTCATTACAACATAAGTCTGTTAGCACAATGCAACACACAGGGTCAATGTCTTTGTCCTGCATAAACTTGAAGATAGGACTGAAGGCAGTACCTCCACCACCATGTGGTTTGATTACTGGCTCATCATCTTCAAAGCAATCGTAATGACAGACTTCAGAGTCAAAGTAAATGACATGTATCTTTGTTGGTGCAAGGTCTTGATGTACTTTCACAATCTCACTTGCAAACTGTGTCAGTTCCTCCTCACCAATAGACCCTGATGTATCAATTGCAAACACAACCTCACCTAGTGTCTCACCTGATACACTTGGTAAGTACATACCTTGTGACAAGAACCTTCTGTTAGGTCTTGCCCAAGTTCGTGTATCAGTTCGTTGCTTGGTTAGAAACCTTTGCATAACATCTACCCAGTTGACCCTAGGTTTCAACAACTTACCAACAAATCGTTCAAGACCTGCCGATAGTTTACCCATCATCTTTGCAGTCTGAGTCGCTTGTGCTATCTTGACTTTCATCTCGGCTTGTTTCTGCTCTATCTCAGCAGGAGACTTACCTTGTGTTCCGTCTTCAATATCATCATACGCTTTCATATCATTGTGAACATAGTCGTCATCAGTTTCAGAGTCTTGTGGCAACAAGTTGTAGACACCATCTGCTGTGCCTTTACCTCGTTTCAACAAGTCTCTGTCCATGACACCACCCTTGATGAACTGCCCAATGCCCTCATCTTCAAGCATTGGATTGATTACTGCATCACCTGCATAGTTCCATTTCTTGTGGTCTCTTTCACCTTTACGATAGATATGGTCAAACATAGGGTGACATATCTCATGAGCGACAAGGAACAAAAGTTCCTCGTCATTCAATCTCTCGCAATAGTCAGGGTTGAACAACACCCTGTCGCCATTAGTACCTGCTGTTGGTACAGCATCTGATATCTCAAATGGCATGTTCATCGCCAAGTTACCAAAGAACGGATGCTCAAGTATGAGTGTCGTCTTTGCCTTAGCGAT